AGAGAATTAACGATTAGGGAAGTAGAGGGGTGGAAAAGATTAAAGAGCCCCTCTAAGACCCGCTAAGCCTATCTTATTCGTCGAATATACTGAACTGTCTGTAGTTAGTTAATGCAGCTTCGGTAGATGATAACTTAACTGGTATAAATTTACATTGCCAGTTAACCGCCATTGGTGCGCCTGCAAAAGTATCTATTACTGCTAGGATTATATCTTGAGTGATCATAAAGGTATCATTGACTACACTTACAGTTCCTCTGTTACCATAAGCAGGACTGGTATGGCCAGTTAACATACTAGTAGCAATTAAGCCTTCATTGTCAAAGTTTGGGTTCTCTGGATTTTCTAAAACTTTTGCAGCAGTTATAGTTGCAGCTAATTCATATTCTACTGTACCTATACCAGCGCTTGGATAGATCTCAAACTCTATTAATCTAAATCCATAATCACCTTTATGCCCTGAAAAATTAATTGTGTGTGTTAAGCCGCTTGCTGTTTGTCCTCTCATTACGAATTCTTTCATATCTATATTCTCCTCATTAAAAGCATTAATTTACGCTTTAGTCCGCTTTTTGGCACTGTTTTACCCCTACTTACAGCACTCGCAGCCGCTACAACTGCCTTGAAAGCCTTCTTTGGGGCATTGATTACACCCTTTTTACCGTATGTCGTACTAGCTTTTATTGTTTTCATCCCTTTAGAAATCATTTTATTAAACTTAGATTTAGTTCTAGCTTTGACTTTTCCCACTCCAACTTCAATATCGGTCATTAGCTGTTCGAGTTCAATGCGATCTCTACGCCCTACATCACTAACAGTTTCCAATAACTGTTGACCTTGTGGTGTTTGTAAAGCACCATAACCTAATGCTAAACCCGCAGCAGGTCCAAAGGCTGCGGATTGCATTATAGGTGCTGCTACTGCTGGAGCGGCTCGGATTGTACTCTTTAGAACTACTTTAATTAACTTCCAAATTAAATCACGCTCTGCTCTAGTTATCTTACCCCCAACCACAAAATCTCCTAGGCCGTGGCCTATTAGGATAAGGTTCAACTCTGACGCAGTTGGAAGTCTAGCCATTATTAGTTAGCGGTGAGACTTACTAGTAATTCCTGTATACGTGTTAAACTTAATCTTTCTGTGTGGACTTCAAATAAGAATCCAACATCTAATTCACCATTCCAAGCGGAGCCTGTTGCGATTCCACAGTGGATCTGATTTGTTGGTATGATAAATCCGTGTTTGTATGTGGTAGGGTTAAGGGCATCAGTCTGAACCATCGTGGTTAAAGCACCTGCAACACCGACTGCACCATAAACATTAGAGCGTGCGAATAGCGAATTATTCTTCATTTCAACGAGAGAAGTCTGTATTTCACTGGCAACTTGTGCGCCCATTTGCTTAGAACCTGTAGAAGATCCTACTATATCAGCTGCTACTATTGGACCTTGTCCATCTGTAGAGTATGTAATGTATGCATTATCGACGACTAAAACTCTGCCACGAGGCACATCTACATATCCGGTGATATCGATATTCTCGGAAACATAATTAGTTCCACTGCTTGTTAATGTTGCTCTTAGAAAGAACGTGTCACTTTTTGCCATAGGTATACAACCTAGAGTTGTTAACTTAAGGTTTATGGCTAATTAAAGCACTTCTGATTATATAATCTTTACATCTCCTTATCTACTCCTCCTATCCTTATCTCTTATGGAAAAGAAAAGATTTGGACCTAAATTAAAAATGAACGGCCTACCTAAGGCCAGCAAAGCAAAAGTTAACTTTTTATCTCTACCTAAAGAGATAGAAACGATGTTTGATACGGGTTATGGTGAAAATAATAACTCTAAATGGGAGATGGATATAGAACTGTTTGAACATCCCAATCAAGAAATCAAAGGTTATATGGTTTGGCAAACTACCGCAAGCGTTATACGTCTTGAAATAATGAATCTAGTAAATGAAGGTACTAAAGAAGACTCCAAACATTTATTAGCAGACCTTAAGTCTTGCCAATGGTATATTTCATGCGACGCTAATGGCCAGATGTCAATAGAGGAAGTATGAAAAGGATCTGCAGTCTTTGTTTAAATGAATATAGATATACTACCGTAACTAAATATCATAGGCCAGCTTCACGATTTAATCTGCAACTATGTGACTATTGTGCAGAATTAATAATATGTCCCTGTAAGGAGGTGCATTACTAAGCTCTTCGCCCCAAACTAAAAGAAAAGAGAATTAACGATTAGGGAAGTAGAGGGGTGGAAAAGATTAAAGAGCCCCTCTAAGACCCGCTAAGCCTATCTTATTCGTCGAATATACTGAACTGTCTGTAGTTAGTTAATGCAGCTTCGGTAGATGATAACTTA